CGATTAGTCATTACAGGAAAATTAGAAGCGAATTATCAAGCGCGGCTGGTGAAAAAGTACGAGAAAGAAGGTTACGAGGTGATTAAACTTTTAAAGACAAATAAAAATGGTTATCCTGATTTGCTTTTGCTTAAACCGAATGAGGTGCGATTTGTTGAAGTGAAGGCACTGAAGGGTCGTTTAAGTAAGATTCAGGAATATCGAATAAAAGATCTACGCTCTAAAGGCTTTCCCGTTGAAGTTGCCAGATCGCCTGATTAAGATTACATTTTGTGTACATGGGTGGAATGTTCCCCATCACCCCTACCCATGTATAGAGAGAAGTAAGGGTGGCTGACGGCTGCCCTTATTTCATGTCCGCAATTATTCTATCGACTAAAACGCTTTTCTTCACATGGCTTTTAGTATCTGCTAACGGTTGTAACTTCTTACAAGAAAGCTGCATTAGACCAGCCCTGAAACCTTGAAGACCAACAGGACTGCGATAAACAAAAGGAGCACCAAACAGATTTAGTAATTGTTTCACAATGTTAACAGAGGTGTACAGAGACGTATAGGCATGTATATATTAAGGAAGTCACCAACCCCATTTTGATATGACATCATCAGCCGTCAAGAAACGCAAAAAGCCTTTATACAAAGAGCTTGATACAACCAACCAAGGATTAAGCCGCAGGGTAAAAAACTTGGAAGGCACAGTTACGTTTCTTTTCGTAGTTGCTGGAGTTTCAACCGCAACAGCAATTCTTTTCTGATTATGAACATTAACGATTGCCACGCTTGGCTGAAAAGACATGGTTACAGATTAATTTCTCGCACCACTCAGTCAGCAACAAATATGATTTTTGTTCAGTATGAAGTCATCAGTCCAGATCACTGGTCAAAAAGATTTCAAGAGAAGGATTTAATTGAATGGGTTAGTAAAGAAGCCCACGAACAGGAAACCAAGTATGTGAACTTTATGAACTCAATGTCTTAACCACCGCCCCGCTAGTCGGGGCTTTTTTTTTGCTTGTTTACAATAAGAACTACAACCCCAAAAAATTATGTCCAATCCATTTTCAATCGAGTGGGGTATTGCCTGCCCTCTTTGCAGAAAGAGAAAGCCAGTAGATGAAGACTTTGTAATTCCTGGGGATAACAATCTTCATCAGAAAACTTATAGAATCTGGCCCACCCACGAAGATGATTTATCAGGAAAATGCGTAACAATCAGAGACGAGCACAAGGAGTTATGGGTCGATACAGAGACTAAAGACAGTGATAATCCTAGCCCCAGAGGAAGAGGTGCTATCGCTGTTGAGTTTTGGTGTGAACAGTGCGGGTCTGATCTAACTTTTCTGATTCTTCAACATAAAGGCTCGACCTTCATGGGCTGGAAGTAGACAGAGATGTATAGGGGTGTATGATGAACAAGTTCACGCATTTCTTTCCATGCATGAGTCAACTATTGCCGCCGCTAAAGCGTTAGCTAAGGCAATCATTAATAACGGAGATCTTGAAGAGATCAAAATTTATAACCTCACCGAGAACTTGACTGATTTTCTTGAGGATTACGAGGAGGATTAAACCCCTCTTTTTGATGGAGATGTACAGACCATTGACGCAGGTGTGTCGAGGTGTATAATTAATTATATAAACAGCCAACCCCATGAAGCTTTTTACTTTTGGCATTATTGCCAGCCTTATTTATTTCAACGCAACCACTGGAGCATTAACAAAGATGACCCAAGCGGATTGTAATGCGGGCATCTTGGCAGCGTGTGAGCAGCTACAAAAATAAGGAGTCAGGCGACAACCAACCCCTGATAGCCGCCCAACGTCCATTCCTAATGTATCTATTTTTCCAATGACAGATCAAGAAATTTTCAATACTTTCAGCAGTGTTCTTGAAAGTCAAGCCAAACCTTTTTTTTACAAATTGGCTCAAGCCGCTTTAATTGCGACCCCTGATGACAAAGCAAAGATTTTAAGAACATGGCCTGAATTTGTTTTGATGTATGGCCCAAACACTTCTTTATATAAGGAGGCAGCATGAAATATAAATATAAATTTATTTGTATCTGCCCTGTAGACCCTAGAAAAATTAATAAAGAAGAATTTAATTGCTTAAAACACGCAAGGTCTTGTTATTGGAAAAAAGACCAAGAGCTAAACAGTTTTAGAGTAAAACAGTTTGCAAATTCATACGAAAATTACAAAGAATTTGAACGTCTTACAGTTCCAATTCCAAAACCTTTTCTAGAAATTGATGATAAGGAGGCAGTATGACCCAAGGCAGCGTTCAAATCTCTAACGAGCAATACCACAAGCCTGACGGTGCGATTAGCTCGACAATGGTGAAGACCATGAACAAAGTTGGCCCGTGGGCTTACTGGAACACATTTCATAATCCAAATCGACCTGAAAGAAAAACAAGTCCTGCTTTAACACTTGGCAGCTTGACGCATTGCGCGGTGCTTGAACCTGACGAACTGAAGAAACAGTTCATGGTCGTTAGCTCTAGAGCCACCAAGAAAGGAAAAGAAGAAGCCAAGCAAGCTAAGGATGAAGGTTTAACTGCTGTTACTCAAGCTGATTTAGATTTAGCTTTTGCTATGCGTGATGCTGTTCATGCTGATAAACAAGCAAAATTGTTTTTAGAAAGTGGAGCAGCAGAAAAATCATGGTGGAGCGTTGACGAAGCTACGGGGTTAGACATCAAGGCACGGACAGACTGGGTAACAAAGAGAACAATTGTTGATTTAAAAACCAGTAGAAGCGGCGCAACTCCTGACGAGTTTGCAAAAGCGGTTGCTAATTTTGGCTACCACATCCAGGCGGAGCACTATCTCCAAACTACGGGGCTAGATCGTTTTGTGTTTTTAGTTGTGCAGTCAGAGTTTCCTTTTGATGTCGCTTTATACGAATTAGATCAAGACGCAATGGATGAAGGAGCAAGAGCAAGAGGTAAGGCACTCGATCAGATCAGTGAGTGTCAAATTGCCGACCATTGGCCAGGGCATTCTGAAACAGGTGTTCAAAGCCTAAGCCTGCCAAGGTGGGCATTTTCAAAAACAACCCCTAATTAACATGACTTTTTCAGATAAGCAGGTTCAGCTTTTAAACGAACCCATCAACAAAAGCAACGTCTCAGAGCGTTGGGCCGATAAGGAAAAGACGTTTAAGCTTTCTTATGTTGAAGGCTGGCACGTTATAAAAGAAGCGAATAGGATTCTGGGTTTTGACGGTTGGAATAGTGAAACTGTTGACTTGAGAATGGTTTATGCAGATGAAAAAGTTGTTTCCTATATAGCCAAGGTAAAGATCACGGTTGGAGATGTCGTTAGAGAAGGCATTGGTGCAGGTCATGGCCGTATGGGTGGCATTGGTGACAAGCATGAATCAGCCGTCAAGGAAGCCGAGACAGACGCAAGGAAGCGGGCGTTCATGCAATTCGGAGATCAGTTTGGTTTGTCTTTATACGACAAGCATCAAGCATGGGCAAAGAAAGCACCAGTTCCAAAAGAAAAGCCTTATGTTAAAACAGCACCACCAGAGAAAGATGACGGCGAATCATTAACAAAACAGTTTCTTGCTTATTTAGAAAAGAACCCTAAGAAAACAAAAGCGTTAAAAGAGAATTTAAACAATCGCTACGGTCAAGGAAAAATCAACGAAAAGCAACGTGATCAAGTACTTGCTGCAATCTTGGAGGTAGAAGATCAATGATTGAATATTTAAGACCAAAAGACCTTGCTAACCGTTACGGAATTTCGCTATTCACGTTGCAACAATGGAGAAAGAAAACAAGGAAAGGCGAGGCCACTGGGCCTCCATTTGAGGACATAGGCTTAACACCGTTAAAACCTTACGCTCCTCGGATTCGTTACCGACTCGTTGATGTCATCGAGTGGGAAGCGAAAAATAACATAACCCCAAATTCTACGGACTAACCCAATGGATTCTGCTTTTACAGCCCGCTTTCGTCTTATACCAAATAAGAAAAGGAAAAGCGGCAACGATTGTGATCGTTACTTGATTATTGATTTCACACCAGAAGATGCTAAAGATGCAGCCAAGTGGTTGCTTGCTCAAGCTGAAAAATGTGAAGTCCCAGGTGGCTCAACAATTAGAAAATATAGCTCTCGTACCGACTACGAAGAGATTCCTGGCTTTACTTTATTCGGTAGCCAGTGGTCTATTAATCCTGATTCTAATGATGACTGGACAGACGGTAGAGGAACAATTTCTCCTAGAGCCTAAACATAAAAAAGCCCCTCAAACGAGGGGTCTTTTCTTCCCAATGCAGACCCTACGGTGGGTCTTTTTTTATGGTAGCCCGATTAGTTGCTTAAGCCAGTGTTTTTTTTTACGGGTGTAGCACAAGCAAGCTTGGCTTTCAGAACATGGATCTCCTGCAAACAACCCGCAATAAATCTTGATTGCTCATGGTTCTGCCTTGTCATGGCTTCTCCATACCTTTTTAAATAGTCAATATCCTGTGAAGCATGAACGGCTCGGATTTCTGTTTCCATAGTTAATTCTTCTTCTAGCGTTGGTGTCATATGTTCAACTAACTCCATCAACATTTCGAACTCAGGAGGAACTTGTGACATGTTTTTTCCTTATGTCTAGCAAACATTTTTGCCAATTTCCATGCCTGGTTTGTTGCCGTCTTAGCTCTTGGCAGTGAGGACAGTTACATTCCGTCTTCAAGCTCGGCTGCTTTTGCTGCAAGTCCTGTGTAGATACCGTAGTAAGGGTTAGGTGATCCATCAGGCAAAGTCTTATGGTGTCTACCGTCTAAAATATATAGCCTCTCCAGTCTGAGTACTCTTTGTTCATCTTCTTTTCGCCATTCAGGCTTATACATGCTCATTGAAGTTTCGTTGTCTCGTTCGGGAATAGTCTAGCTTCTATAAATGCCACAGCCTCATCATCTATCTTATTTGTTGATTGTTTCGCGGCTGCTTTCAAGATGGATAGCACAAACTTTTTACCTTGATCCGAATTTAAAAATCCGTACAAGATTGGCCTAAAAACTTTGAGTAGCTTTTTCATAGGGAAGGATTAGAGTATTTCTGTAATTTACTACTGATGCAAGTAAGTTATTAAACGCTGTGGGAAGCGGATTGTTCACACCCCTGACGGTTAGAGGCGTTGGGGTTTTTTATTTGGTAGATATACCTCTACATCACATCCGCATTGAGGACAGGATAAAAAAGTAATCATTGAATACTCTTCATGTAATGGTGCATCAGAGTCACTTCCCCATATCAATTCAGTTTTGCAGTGCCAACAATTCATTTCTTACGCTCCCAATGTTTTATCAGTATTCTTAATTCTTTAACTCTAGTTTTAGCTCTTTCTATCTGTTCCTCCATCCGTTTGGATTCCTCTTTACTCCTTCTAATCTAGCAACGTCTTTCTCTATGGCTGATAAGCGATGAAATATTTCACGAAAGTTACCTTGAGAGCGATTAGAACGATTTGATAAAACCATTAACGCTCCAGAAATAGCTGCCCCTATCAAGGCTGCAAGTAGTTCTTGAGGCATCTTTAACCTTTTTTGTGTAATCTTAGACTATTGTTTCTATTCTTTTATGCCTGAACCCAAGCCTGAAAAGAAAAGTTTGATGCAAAAACTTCAGGAAAAAGTTCCTGATAGAGATGAACAATTTGAGTACATCTCAGTTGCAGTCAGGCTTTTGGTAGTTTTTTGGAGTGGTGCGCTCGTCACTTTAAACTACATGCCTAAGATTCCTGGCCTAACAAGTGGAGAGAAGCAGGATATAACTTTTCCTGCAAGTTTGCTGGCTAGTTCTCTCGCTAGTTTTGGTTTAGAGAAGTCAGCTAAAAAGAAAGGTGATGGCACGTTTGAAGTTCCTCCAGAAGATAAGCCAATGACTAAGAAAGAAATGCAGACAATGATGGCTGAAGGTGGAGGTGGAAACTATCAAACAATTAGAGTCTTGACTCCGATCCAAATCAATGGAGCAGAAGTTGTAAAGACAGATCCAACTACAGGTAAGGAAATATGATGGATGGTGATCTTTCGATTGATGCAAGACAAGAAACTCGTATTGTCTGCACAGAGATGAAACTCAAAAGGGCAGAGGAAAAGATAGGAGATTTAGAAGATAGGGTTAGACTTTTAGAGAAAAGAGTATTCCAAGCTGCCGCAGTTGTTAGTGCTGCTCTGGCATTATTAGGATTATTAGCACAAATCAGTAAGGCTTACTTATGAAGAAACTTTTCTTGCTGCTTTTCCTAGCGGCCCCTTCTGCTTACGCAGATATGACGCATAACATCACAACTTCAACGCAGTTGACTGTTAATGGAGCCTATACAGATTCAAACCGTATAGGTAGTACTTACGCAGTCTCAGGTTCCAATATTAAGGTTGCGACTGATGCTCATTTCGGCAAGCTAACTGCTGGTACTGCTACTACAGCAGCAACACTTGATGTTGGAGCGTATGACGTAAATACTGCTGGAGCTGCTTTCAGTTTTTCTGAAAGTTGGACTCAAGGGGATGCAACAAATGCTATAGGAGCTGGAGTTGATGTGACTTCAGGTGTGGTGGCAGACATGCCAGCTTACGGTGAAGTTTTAACGATGTCTGGAGGTGTTGCAGGTACTTTGGCAGGAACAATTACAAGTGCTGGAGTGGTTACTCTTACGGCTGGAGGCGCAAACACCAGTGCCGTTGGTTCAGTGGTAACAAGTCTGACGGTGAAGTGATGCACGTACCAATTCTTGCCTGCTCAATAGCAGTTCTTATCTTTTGTTTGTTTAACTTCCTAATGTGGAAACACTATATGGATATAAACAAATGAAGCGTTATTTGCCGTTGTTATTAATATTAAATACGCCTCAGATCCTAGCTGTGCCAGTTGTTCCTAACTTTTCTAGTGGAACAATGAGTGCAGTCACACGTACCACACAAAATGTTACTGAAACTATTGTCTCTAGCGATTTCAACACTGGGCATACTTATTCGATCAATGGAACAAATCTTGCTATTGATGGTACGACCCTTTCACCACCGCCAGATCAAACGTCCCAAACGATTAACGGAGTAAATTATACATGGACTGGAGCAGATCTGAATCAAAAACCAAACGTCACGATTGCCAATCCAGGTCAAGCGTTTCAATACGCAGAAAGTTACATTGGCCCTGGTCTGTCCAATATGACAACAATCAATCGAACAACAGTCTTAGAAAGTGTTACCGAAACAACCTCAGTCTTCTCGCAATAATATTATTTAGTAGCTCAAGTGCGTTAGCTAATACTTCACAAACTGCGGCTCCAGTAGCTAATACATCAGCTTCGCTAACTAATATGGCGATCCAGACATTACAGGGAAATCTTATACAAAATCAGTACGGAGGAGGAGTAGTTTGTCAGGGGCCAATGCTGACATTTTCTCCCTTTGTAACTGACTCACATTCGTTCTCTAAACCTAGAGAATACTGGTACGACTCTCCAGTCTACAGCGATGAAGGAGACATTTTATATCATCAAAGAACAAGGACAGGACACAAGGATAATTTCTCACTTAATGTCGGTGCAAGTTTAACTTTTTCAATGCCACTTGATAAAAGATTTCAAGAGCGTTGTTTGAAGAATGCAAAGTTACAAGGAGAACATCAACAGCAACTAATTGATAATAAAAAACTAGATTGGCATATTGCAAGATTGAGAGAATGTGGAAAATTAAAACTACAAGGAATAGAATTTGCTACTGATTCTCCTTACTTTAATCTCTGTGAAGATGTTGTTGTTAAACCTAAAATGGGTCAGGTTTTACCGCATAGACATCTTATTTCTTCTCCTTCACAGGAGGTAAACCCCGTTTCTCCCGATAAGAAGTAGTTCTTCTTTCTGATAAGTTTGGTCTTTTTACTTTCTTACCTAAAGCCTTTTTAACTTTATTTACTATCTGTTTAATGATTGGCTTGACGACCTTCAAAAGCAGTGGAGTACTGAGTGCTGCTGTAGTTGCTACGAGCGTTATCGTTCCAGTCTTTACAACTTGAGGCACTGTTGGAATAGCATCAATTATCTGTTGTTGAACATTTAATTTTTTATATCTAGTTACACAACGATTTCCAACCAATTCATACTTGATAATCTGTTTAGTTCCTTCTTCGACCTTTGTCCCAACTTCAGGTGCACCATCGGGAGGGCAATCTTCTGGCTTTGCTTCTGGTACTTCTGGTGCTGGAGGGGTTTCTGGTTGTTCGTATCGTTGAGGTTCTTCTTCTTTTATAGGTACAAGCTTATGAGGTTCATAACTCATAGGCTCATAACTTGGTGTTCCAGCAGGACACAGAATCATATTTCCATCTGGATCGTTATTAATTAAGGCATCATTCTCAATACTTCTTCTTGCCTTTACACAAGGCATTTCAATCACTGGAAACCCTATCGGTACATTGACTGGTACGTTCGGAGAATTAACAACAGGTGCTTGTATTAAATATGTTTTTACAGGTTGAACTCCTATTGCAGGAATTTCAATTTTAGGGATCAAAACTTAGGCAAACCAAAAGCTTTCTTCTCTTCGTTCTTTTGCTGCCCAGGTGTTAACGCTCCAGTGGGTAAAGCAGGACCAGATAATCCAGGAAGTTTAATAGCACCCATTACTTTTTCCATTGCTTTGTCTTGAAGCATCTTTTGATTATCTTCATTAGTTATCCAAAGATAACCAAACACCCCGCCACCAGTAATCGCTGCTACAAGGACAAAAGAGATTACACTGATAATGTTTAGGATCTTCTGCATGGTACGAGAAGCAATTTTAAAAGCTGTAACTCACACAAC